ACAATCCAAAAACAAAGGAGGACAAAGGATGAAAGATATATCATTAGTAGAAGAAAAAAAGGATGAGGCTCTGTGTGAGCTACTTAAAAGATTAAAAAAAGAGGCAACCAGAGAGCCAATTAATACGTTAGCAGTTGAGAGTTTATCGGTTGCCATTAAAAATTTAAGGTCTTAATTTTTACAAGCATTTTCTAAAAACAATACTAAAAGGCATTTTCCGTTTTGAAGCAACTTGCAATCAGGATGACATTGCTTATAGCTATCAGAACATGCAGATAAAGGACAAACAATCTGTCATGACAAAACAATCACCCCCTTTCAAGCAAATTTTACCATTAAGGGATAAGGTGGGACAAGCAGTAACCAAATAAACGATGATAGGAGGAAAAAAGATGAAAGATTTGATTGTAAGCAAAGTCAGTTTAGATAGTAGAGAAGTAGCTGATATGGTAGGAAAGGAGCATAGTGAATTACTTAAAGATATAAGGAGATATATCGATTATCTAGCCGCAGGGAATTTTCCCTTGGGCGAATTTTTCACAGAGAGCACATACAAAGATAGGAATAACCAAGAAAGGCCTAACTATCAAATCACTAAAAAAGGCTGTGAATTCATTGCCCATAAGCTTACTGGACAGAAGGGTGCTGTTTTTACTGCTAAATACATTAATAAATTTCATGATATGGAGCAACTATTACAACAACCTAAAAAGTTGTCAGCATTAGAACAATTAAGATTGCAATATGAAGTAGTGGAAGAACATGAGCAAAGGCTATCTAAGCTTGAGGGAAACATGACTATTGATTATGGACAGCAAAGAGAATTACAGGTACTAGCACAATCAGTAGCTTTAAAAATTATCGGAGGGAAAGGTAGTCCAGCTTATATAGATAAAGGAATAAGAACTACTGCTTTTTCGCAGATATGGAAGGATTTTAAAGATTATTTTCAAGTAAGTAGTTACAGAAACACACCTAGAATTGAGAATGAAAAAGCTAAGGAATATCTTAAAACGTGGAATCCGAGCGGTAAGCTCTTAAGAGAGATAGAAATAGCAAATCGTCAGGATAGAATAGATATTTAGACTATTTTAAGGAGGTTGGATAGAAGTTATCAAATCTCATCCAATAGAACTTACAGAAGAACAATTCTTAGACTGGGTAGAACCAGCAATACCTTATTTAGCAAATATCTTAATTGAGGCAATGAAAAAGAAAAGGAGTGAAAAATCTTGAAACACGGAAGAAGATTGACTAAAAAGCAAATAGGTAGAGCTTTAGACTATTCAGACGCTCAAAAAGCTATAGACAACTTACATAAACGACACAAAGAAAGGCTGGATAAATTTTCAGTTACCCTCAAATTGAGGGGTACTGATGGGAAAGAATACAACACAACAGTTTATTCACCCAAAGGGTTATATGAAATATGTCGTTGGAGTAGACAACCTAAAGCAGATGCATTTATGGATTGGGTATGGGATATAATTGAATCTCTCCGTAAACCTATCAAATTAGCACCTCCTAATCCTGCTTGGTATATAAAGTGGTACAAAGGACTCCCAATAGTAACGTTACATGATTTCAAAGTATTGACTGGACTTGATTTACATGGCATGGAACCATTTTTTAGATTAAAACACTTTACTCCTGCTGTAGATTATAATGGATTAGGTCAAGGACCATTAAGACAGGAGTTTGAACGAGTAAACAATGTGCATTACGAAGAAGAAACATTTATCTACATGTACGCTTCTGGTGTAAAAAAGGCACTAAGAATCCTTGCAAACGACAGAAAGTTGAATATGAGCCTAGCAGCAGTATCAAAATCCATTACTGATAGTTTGTGCCAAGCAGAAAGAACCGTAAAAGGCAAGGAGACAGGTGGGACAAGAGGAGGAATCAACAAAATAACAGTATTAAGAGAGAAGGTAGAGGGGAGGTGTAGCAGTGAAAGCATTGACAACTAAAATCAAGAAGTTAATCGAGGCTATAGGAGTTGATGAAGCAATGGAAAACATTGAGCAGATGGTACATCATCAGCAGATTGAAACCTTTGGAGAATTAGAGGATGCCATAGAGGAAGAATTGATTTTGCTGGAGGTGGAAATTTGAGAATAACAGCTTTTAGTGGAAGTATGAAAGACTTTAAACTTTATCTACTAGCTAGAAGGACATATCTAAAAATAGAAAAAGCTCTTGCCGCCACCAAGCAAACAAGAGCTTAAAACATATCACTACTTAGAGTATATCACAAAGTTTGAAATAAATTCAATATGGAAATTAAAGGGGGAAACCTTCATGGAAAATCCTTGGACAACAGTTTGTGTACACATATCAGAGTGTGAAAAAATTGCAATCAAGGTAGAGGAAATAACAGAAGAAGATGGCAACATTTATTACATTATAAATTTTGGTTCTACTGCAACCTTATTCCTGAATCATGAACAGCTTAAAACTATAAACCTGCAAAGTGGCCAACTACTGAATAAGGATAAGCAGTAGTTGAAGTGAAAGAGTTAAGGGGGAGATACTTTGAAAATCAAATCAAATGGGGCTATCAACCTAATATATATACTTGTTTTGCTTATGGTGGTAGTTGGATTTCGAACTATCATCAGTGAAAGACAAAAGCAGATTTCCATGATGTATGAAAGAAATAACCAGCTACTTGAGGAACTTAAAGCATTGCAGCATAAAAAGGAGATACTAGAGGGGATTTTGCTTAAAGATAAAAAGCGAATCAATGGATTAGAGGAAGAGGTAGAAAGACTACGAGTTATAAGAGCTAGAGTAACAGCATACTCTCCAATGGACAACGTATCAGGAATATGTGCTGATGAGGACCCAAGCATCACTGCGACAGGGACTACACCTACAATAGGGGTGGCTGCAGCAGATCCGGACAAGCTTGAATACGGAACCAAACTATATATACCTGGCTATGGCAATGCAGTTATAGAGGACACCGGAGCAGCCCTAAGGAGAGGAAAAGATTTAAGGTTAGACATAGTAATGAATTCCCATAAAGAGGCTGTTGAGTGGGGAGTAAAAGAATTAGATGTAATTTTACAAAGGAGGAATTAGCGATGCTTGAAAAAGCAATTGAAAAGATAAGAAGTGAAGTGAATCAGAACAGCAATAACTCATATAACCAGGTGATCGGAGAGCTTCTTTTAAAGCATCTAAACAAAAACCCAGAGGCAGCAGAGAAAATTCTAGCAGAGGGCAAAACCATAGCCAAAAGCTTAGATGCAATGAAAAAGGTTGCAGGAAAAAAGAAAACAGGAAACTTTGCAATGCTAACCCTAGAGGAAGGATTTAAAGCAGTTCTGGACTATTACGGTATAAAAGCGGAAGTAAAAATAGAGGTTCCAGAACCACCAGAGTTAGTTAGTGTTGATAGTAAGCCAGCTGTAGAAAAGAAGAAGATAGACTTTGATATTAAGCTTGAAGAGTTATTGTAGGAGGTGTGGATATGCCAGAATTAGCAAAACAGGAAGCAAAGAATTATTTAGCTCACTTTCCTAAAAAGATTAGTAAAGAGCTAGTTGATTATGTTACCAACGAAGTACTTTTAAGCAGTCGGTACATATTTACCCATAGGGTAAAGAAACAGCAATATGGCTATTGTACACACTGTAGAAAAGAATTTAAGACTAAGAGTTTAAAGCACAATGAGAAGACTACATGTCCAGAATGTAACAGCTGGTGCATTATAAAGGCCAGTGGACGTGGCAGAAAGCAAATGGTAGATGAAGGATACTTTACATGGTATGAAAAATCCGTAAAAAATCCCAAGGCAATAGTAGCTAGAGGAATAAATGTGATCAGAGATTATAGAGGGGATTACAAAAATGTTGAAACTAAATTTCACAACGAAGTATGGTACATTTTTGACTTTGATATGGAAGACGGACCGATTATGTTCAGGGAATGCACATGGTGGGGGAAATGGGTTCACGGAAAAAGAGGATATGAACGGATTCAAAATGTACATTGCTATTTTTATCAATTCAATCGATCCTATATAGATTATGTAGGATATTCCGTAGAAAGTATCAAAGCAGCTGTAAAAGATACACCTTACAGCTGGAGTGGATGGGAGCAATATGATCATAAGGACATGGTGGAGTTTTTTGCTCTATACACAAAATATCCTTGCATAGAGTATCTAACAAAGCTAGGATTCAGCAATCTAGTTAGAGGCAAATTGCAGGGAGACAGGACATACAGTGCTATAAATTGGAGAGGGAAAAACTTATTTAGTGTTCTAAAAATTGATAAAAAAGATTTAACTGAGATTAATGAACTCAAAAGAAAAGGAATCAAAATCAATATAACATTTGTTTTTCTCAGAATACTTCAAATGGCGAAAAAGAACAAGTGGAATCTGTCTGTAGAAGAAGCACTTGAGCTAAAAGAAGACTATGAATACTGTTTCGATGAATTAAAAGTGGTGGCTCAATACACAACTGGCAGGAAAATTATGAACTATATCGATAAGCAGAGGAAAAAAGATATAAAACACTTAAATTCAAAGCCTCAAATACTCACTACATGGAGAGACTACATCGAAGATTGCATTAAACTTCAAAAAGACCTCACAAAAGAAAATGTGTTATTTCCTAAAAATATTTATACAGCTCATCAAAATACTATCAAACAAGTAAAAATCAAAGAAAATGAAGAATTCAACAAAAAAATCCAAGAGAGATCTAGGAAACTAAAAAATCTAAAATTTGAATACAAAAACCTGATGGTTAGGCCAGCAGAAAGCTCACTGGAATTAATAGAAGAAGGAAAAGCCCTTAACCATTGTGTCGGAAATTATGCTGAAAGGTATGCAAAGGGAGAAACAGCGATATTATTTATCAGAAAAATTAATGAACCTAATAAATCATATTTCACTGTAGAGGTGCGAGAAAACAGGGTGGCTCAAGTGAGAGGCAAGAACAATTGCAACCCCAATGATGAAGCAAAAGAATTTATAGAAGTCTTTACGGAAGAGAAATTAAACAAGAAAAGCAAGAAAAATAAAGAAAAGATAGCTATTCCAGCATAGACAAGGAGGAGAGAGGATGAACCAAGTTACCATAAACAGGACCCCCGACCTTATAGCAGCTGAAATAAACAATATAAAAAACCAAACTAGAAAAATAGTACTATATAACAGTATTGAGATAGGCCGGAGGCTTACAGAGGCTAAAACCTTGATTTCACATGGGGAATGGGGCAAGTGGTTAGAGGAATCAGTTGATTATTCTCAAAGTACGGCAAATAATTTAATGCGGATTTTTCAGGAATATGGAGCAGATCAAATAAGCCTTTTAGGAGAGGCAAAATCCCAAGCGTTTGGGAATTTAAGCTATTCACAGGCAGTTGCACTCTTAGGTGTACCCAAAGAAGAAAGGGAACAATTCATAGAAGAGAATGAAGTAGAGAATATGTCTACTAGAGAACTTCAAAGAGCTATCAAGGAAAAAGAGCAGGCTATTAAGGAAAAGCAAGAATTAGAACTAAAGTTAGAAACTACCAAAAAAGAAGTGGAAACAAAGCATCAATTATATGAAACAGTCTCAAAAAGCTATAACAGACTAGAGGAAACAAATAAAGAACATTATCAAAGAGCAGAAAACCTTCATATAGAACTTGAATTAACAAAGAAGAAACTTCAAGAAGCTGAAGCATCCGGTGATAGTGAAGAGGTTGAAGAGTTAGAGGCATCATTGAAAAAAACTCAGGAAGAATTGAATGATTATAAAAGGAAAATAGAGGAGTTGGAAAAGCAGCTGCAGGAAAAACCTGTAGAAGTGAATGCAGAAACCATTGTTGAAAAAATTCCTGAGGAAATAGAAAAAGAGTTAAATGAGCTGAGAAAAAAAGCAAGCCAAAGCAATGAAAGCAGTAAAACTAAAGTAGAATTTTCGGTGCATTTTAAAGTGTTAGTCAAAGACTTTAATGACCTGTTAGATTCCTTAGAGGAAATAAGAGCATCAGAAGGTCAAGAGGATTTTGAAAAACATAAGAATGCTGTCATTAAGTTAATGGATAAGATGAAAGAAAACTTATGAATACCAGGACTAAAGGTGGCACAGATCATCGGAGGTGAAGATGACATGGAGAAGCCATTGCCTAAAAAAATAAAAATTGTTAGGGTCATAAGAGCAACATTCTGGTACTCAAAATCAATAGGAATCGTCCTTGGGGTAGTAGGTACCTGGAGAGAAAACTATTTAACGGATTATATGAATAAGAGAGGACTATACATGGTTGATTTTGAGGATTGTGAAATAGTTGAAGAATAAGATTTTCAAAAATAAGGCACAGAAAAAACACATTACGCTACCGGCAAAGTAAGAGTAATGTGTTTTCTATCAGAGGTTAAGAAAAACCTTTAATTCAATTGTAAAATAATTACACTGAAAAGTCAATATTTTACAGCAATATCAAGCTTTTTTCGGGCTTGTAATAGGTATTAACGAATCGACGAAACAGTGTAAATAGAAAAAATATCAACTGACAAGAAAAATCAAATAGAAAATTAATAGATAATAGATATTTGTTTCTATTTCTCCCAAATTTCAAAAAAAGAAATTAGGGGGACAAGAGGGGGAAGAGAAACAGATCTTCTCCCTTTATTTTTAAAACCGGGGGAAAAAGAAATGCCATATAGAGAGAAAAGAATATTCAGTGGACCAATATTAGAGGTGGAGATATTTCCTATATCATTAAGACAAAAAAAGCAACCTAGGGCAAAAAAGAAAAAGTTAACAGTTCCAAAACAGAAAAGGTTGAATGATAAAAATTCAAAAAAGCATTTAATAAGATTAATCAATACAAATTTTACGGATGAAGATCTTGCTATCCATCTTTCATACAGAGATGAGGATTTGCCAGAAAATGAAGAAGAAGCTAGAAAAGATATAAAAAATTTTTTCAGGAGAGCAAAATATCACATAAAGAGAAATGGATTACCTGCATTAAAATACATAGCAGTAATTGAGTATAGAGAAGAAAAAGAGGGAGGGGAGACAGCAAGACTCCATCATCATATTGTCATGAGTGGAGGAATAGATAGGGACAAAGTAGAGGAGCTATGGGGAAAGGGCTGGGCAAATACAAAAAGGCTACAAGCAGATGAATATGGTTATGAGGCTCTAGCAAGATATATATCCAAGGACCCTAGAGGGAGCAAAAGATGGACTCAATCAAAAAACCTAAAACAACCTAAAGTAGAGGTGAGTGACAGCAGGTATAAAAGCAAGAAAAAAATTGAAGAGATAGCAAAGGCACCAGAGGATAGAGAATTTTTCTCTAAGAAATATCCAGGATACATATTAAATTCATGCAAGGTAGAGGTAAATGAGATTACAGCTGGTACTCATATCTATATAAAAATGAGGAAGCTGCAGATATAAAAAAAGGAAGGAGAGAAGTCATGAGTGATAGTAATTGTTGTGGAAAGTGCAACTTTTTTAAAGAGGGTGAGTTAGTATCAACTATAGGGAAATGTTTTATTACCAGTGAAATCAAGAAAGCAGATGAATATTGTACAAAAACAAACTATTTTAGAAAAAAAGACCAAAAGGAAAATCATTAGCTAAGGGGGCACAAAATTTTGAAAAATAATTACATGGCCAACAAGGGAATGTTTTTTGAGAAAGAAGTCATGATGGCCAACAATCAATATAAAGAAAGAGGAATTGCTCTAATTCAAAAAATCAGTACTCCATGGAAAGTGATTAGAGAAGGAAAAAGAATTACATCAGCATTTCCAGAAGGGAAAAGCACACTAGATTTTAGAGGTACTGTATCAGAAGGAATTTCAATTTCATTTGATTGCAAGGAGACCATTGAAGAAAAAGGCCTTCCTTTACAAAACATAGAGGCTCATCAAATCGAGTATATGAAAAATGCCACGGAGGTGGGCGAGATAACATTCCTATTATGTTTCATCTTACCACTGAATAAGCGATTTTATATACCTGGTGAAGTTGCTATCTACTACTGGGACAGATGGCAGAAAAATAAAAGGAAACATGGGTACAATTATATACCAGTAAAAAGCATGATAGAGGTTAAATCTAGGCATGGAATTGTACTAGATTACTTAGCTGCTTTAGAGGTGATATAGTTTTTAGAATATGTGAAACAAAAAGGAGGTTGTAGTTTTGGAAAGACAAGAAGAATATAACAAGATACTAGACGAAGATAACACAATGCTAGTAGAAGATAATGAGATATTAAGAAATAAAATTACTGCTATCGAAAATTTTATAGATAGAACAAGCATCGAAGTGACTGAGGCATTAAAAAGTCATACCCAAATAGATACTGATTATTTTATAGGGCAAAGAAGTATTTTAACCAGTATTAAGAAATTAATATAAGTTATATTTTAGGATCTATCCGAAAGGGGGGAATGAACTTGCACCGCAATAATAAATGGTTACGCTATCTGCTGTACATATTGCTGATAGTCTTACTCTTTATATCATACGAAGTTAAGGAGGTTTGATTTCATGAGAAATTTAAGCGATATTATTGAAGATTGTAAGTTAAATGGTAGACCAACTTATGAAGAATTAAGGTATTCAGTTTTAGTAATGACAGGAATTTTAAATATGGTAAATCATGAGTTAATCAAATTGTATGTTGAAGGTAAGATGCCTAATGAATTCATTAGGAAAATGAAGCTTGAAGGTGGCACATGCACCATGTATAGCAATGCATTAAATAAACCTCCCAAAGAATATCTTGGTTGGAACAATGACCCCGAGAATCCTGAATATCAGAGGTTTCATGCAATAGGAAGTAAACTCATTGATAAAGCTTTAAAAGGCGAATTACCAAACCAAAAGAAATAAAGTTAATGTCACACTACAATATAAAGAACTGCCAGATCTTTAAAAAATGCGACATTGAAAGGAGGAAATAAATTGACTTGGTACGAAAAATTTATTGGGAGCAAAGAGAAATTAGCAACAATACTAGCAAAAGGACATAATATTTGTTCGGACTGTCAATCTGACAGAAAAATTTGTAATGCTGAAAAAAATCAAAATTGCGCAATGCAATGGCTCGAAAGCGACCCAAAACAAGATTTATATGTGAGCTATCAAAAGCCAAAATAAGTCACATTTCAATTACAGTATGCAGTTGCATCTATTTTAGAAAATACGAAACATGAAAGGGTGAAAATAATGAAAGAAAATTTAATGACACCAGAAGAAGTTAATATGTTTAATGAATTATGTGAAAAAGTCACCAAAAGAGTAGGAGATATTGTTCAAGTTATACATCCTAGTTGGAATTATGATGGATGTTTAATGGAGGATTATGGAGGTTTGGTAGCTGTTTTAAGAAAGCCATCTGGTTGTAGTTGTTGTAGCGATGAAGAAATATCATTTGATATAACTGATACTATGCTATATGACGAAGATTTTATTGCTAATTATAAACAAGTAGAAAAAGAAAAAGCTGATAAATTAAAAAAGAAAAAAGAAGAAGCAGCAGAGCAAAAAAGATTAGAACAAGAAGAAACCAACAAAAAACTTTATGAGAAATTAAAAGAAAGGTATGAAAAATAACTGTCTCAATACGCACTTCAATCACCGGATGCAGCTGCCGAAGCTATCTATACTTAGGAGTTAATGAGGGGAGGCATTTAAATGAGTGAAAATAACTGGATTTCAGTAAGTGATAAACTTCCAGAAGTAAATCAACATGTTCTTTTGTTTTTAGAGAACAATGAAGGCGAAAAAGCACAAGTGGTAGGATATATATTTTTCTCAAAAGACAAGAAATTTGAAAAGTGTAATAATGAATTTTCTGTTTATAATGGCGAATCATTACCTGATTTTTTAAGAAAAGAATGTGTTTTAGCATGGCAACTACTACCCAAGCCGTACAAACTAAAGTGACACATTTCAATTATTTGATGTAATGAAGAGGAGGTTTTGATAATGTGTGATATAGGTTATTGCAAGCATTGTAATGAAATGATTATGATAGAGTGTCCAGATGAGGCTACAAAAGAAGAAAAAAATCAAATAGCAACAAAGTATTGTAAATGTGAGAAAGCAGAATATGAGGCGAAGAAAGAACTTGAGATAGAAAAGGCAAAGCAAAGGATTCAACAACTTTTTGGTGAAGAGGCGGAAAAAATGGGATTTGATTTAATTGCTGAAGAGGATATACATAATCTTATGAACTTCGTCGTTTTCTTAATAGCAAATAAAAAAATCAAGGGAACAACTATCGAAATCAATGGAATGACCAAGGCTAAAATATCTATTTCATCAAAAGGTAAAATCAACATTGAAAGAGCACAAGCTATAAAATATAAACTCGAAGCCTAAATACTTTGATATAAGAGGGTGAGCTGGATGAGTATATTAAAGTGTTACTGCTGCGGAAAATCATCTAGAAATGCTATAAATTTAATCGTCATTGGGAACAAATCCTACTGCAGTAAGTGCATAAAGAAAATGAAAGTGAGAAAAACAGGAGCAAAAGTTAATTACTACACAAATCTAGGAACTAGATGTTTTGTAGAAGTAAGGGAAAGAGGATACGTTATAAGAGAGTATCATATAAAAGACCTGCAAATCGGATAGAACGTCATAAAGGGGGAATGATCTTGAGAAAAGAAATAAAAACTTATATAGAAGCAGAGCTAAGATTTTATCATCAAACAAAAAAAGATCTAGAAGAGGCCAAAGATGATATCAGAGATGCTGGAGTATCGGAAGATAACATGGGCATTAGAGGAAGTAGCATTAGCAACGTAGTAGAATCAAAATCGCTTAGATTAATAACCAATAAAAGAATTAAAAAGCTTGAAGAAACTATAAGATCTATAGATATAGTTATAGGTGAACTTGATGAGCATAAATATAAGCTAGTAGAACTTAAATACTGGACAAGACCTAAGCTCCTAAGTGATATGGGAATAGCAAAGGAATTAAATATAGATCGGGCAACTCTGTATAGATGGATAGATGGAATACTGATAGCTATAGCCATTGAATTAGGATTAGTAGAGGAGCCAAGTCTGCGACAATCATGCGACATTTAAGGGGGCAAAATGTGTTATTATGGCATTGAGTAGAATTATCAAAACCCCCACTTATTACTAAGAAACCCTGTTCAGTTGAATGGGGTTTTCTCTTTTGGAGTGATGTAATGTATGAAGTTAACTATATAAATGCAAAATAGCAAATAAAAGGAATGATAACATGAACGATTATTTAAAAGGGCAAGTAGATAATTATTGTTATATGATTAAAACTGGAAAACCAACAGCTGTAGTAGCAATACAAGAGAGATACTTAAAAGAGGCTAGGGAAATAGTAAAAGAGTATCAATTAAAAGCATATGTGGAAGATCTATCGGATGATTGGAAAACATTGTGGATATATAAGGATGATTATTTGATAGAAATTATAAAAAAAATGCCTGAACAACCAAAAGACGTCTATGATCACTGGGTATTAGGTAAAATCTTTGGCTATTCAGACGATGCAATAAAAAATTTTATCGATACTAAGCTTTACGATACTCTGTGTGATAACATTTAGGACATGGTGGCAAAGTATCGGTGTGGTCATCTAACACAACTCTTTGGCCACACTTTTTACAAATGTAGGTTCCTTTTGAGTAGAAGGAGCCAATAGGCTCTTTTCTTTCTATACAAGAAAAAAGCAGGAGATTAATCCTGCTTTTCTGAGCATAGTTCATCAAGCGTTACACCTAGAGCTTTGGCAAGCTTCAGGGCAGTTGATACAAGGCAGTCACCACGCTTTTCAATGTCTTGAATTGTGCGGCGTGGTACGCCAGATAATTCAACGAGTTTTGGAACGCTTAAATTTTGAGATTCTCTAATTTCACGTAATCGCATAAAATCACTTCCTTGAGGTTATAATTGTTAGTATAGAGTTTGTCACAAATAAGATCATTATTACAATGTCTATCCATGTTGGGTTAGATAGGTCAACAATTTTCAAAATGACAAATAAGATTAGAAAGATTGAAAAGATATTGTTAGTTGTTTTCATAATTTCCAGTGTATGATATAATTATTTTAGAAGGTGAGGGGCTTTCGCCCCTCTGGCTCTTACTCTTTTTTGGTTAGTTCTTTGAGCTTGGACGCTATCTGGAGAACCAACCATACTGCTGTAAGAGCTTTTATTATGTCATCCACTGTCTCACCTCCTTTCTATAATATAATTATAGCACGTCGTATCGTGCTAGTCAATACTTTTTTTATAAATTTTGGTAATTATTTTTGAAAAATTATTAGAGTCGAATAGACTCTTTTTCTTTTGGAGTTGATTGATAGTATGCTTAAGAGCTGCAAATATTGTATGAGAATACACGACAGTAAATACGACTGTGGTAAAAAGCCACAGAGAAAGAAAAAAGGAAATGAGAAAGATAGGTTCAGATGGACACAAGCATGGCAAAAGAAAAGAGAAGAGATCAAGCAAAGAGATAAGTATCTCTGTCAGATATGCATCAGAAATTTATATGATACATTCAAGCAATACAACTACATTGATCTAGAGGTACATCATGCAGAATCATTAGAAGATGCTTTCGATAAAAGACTAGATAATGACAATCTCATTACTATATGCGAAAGGCATCATGAATTGGCAGAGAAGGGGGATATACCTTTAAAAGTAATATTAGACATAATAAAAGAGCAAGAGGCTCAATAGGGTACCCCCCGAGGTGTAGCAGGTAAATTTATCAAGACCGCCAACACCACATACCCCCATCAGAAGATAAAATATTCCCACATCAGGTTTTAAAATTATTTTGAAAGGAGTTGATCTTAATGCCGACACCCCCAAAGCCTTTTTCCGTATTGACCAATGAAAAAAAATCCCACAGGACTAAAGCAGAATTGGAGCAACGCCGTAAGGGTGAAGAAGCTCTTTCAACGGGCACGGCATTGAAAGAACGTCCTGAGGTGAAAGACAACCCAACAGCACACAAGGAATTCTTAAGGATCAATAAGTTACTGAAACAGATTAAAAAAAATGATGCAATATATGAGCCGGTGATAAACCGATACTGTATGCTACAAGCTGAGTGTAAAGATTTCGAAGAAAAGAGAGAATCGTTTTACAGAGATTTGCAAGAGCTCACAAAGGATAAGGAAAGCCGAATTGAATCTGAGGAGATGTCACTGAGTGCGTACTACAGAATGAAAAACAATCTCCAGAATACAATAATCGCCCTAGATCGTCAAGTGCAGAGCAAACGGAAGATGTTACTTGATATTGAAAAGGAGAACATAATGACTATTGCGGCGGCACTGAGGAGCATACCGAAGAAGGTCGATGAATCAAAGAATCCACTTTTGGAAGCTCTGAAAGGTAAACGGGGAAATGGTACAGGATAGCAGGGCATATAAATACGCTCAATGGTGTGTAATCCCCGAAAACAGAAAAGTGCCGAAATACGTCAAGAAACAAGCACAAGCATGGTTGGATATAGCAGACGGTAAAGATGATGAAGCGTACGTTGATGAAGAGGCATTAGAACAGGTTTGTACGTTGTTAAGTTTAATGGTGCATCCGGATTTACAGTGTCCGCTTGATGAGGGGCTAGAGGATTATGCCTGGCTATTGATCGTAGCTGTACTTTGCACAAAGCTTCGAAATGATCAGGGTAAAGATATTAGATATTATATAACTGCTGTTTTGGAGATATCTCGAAAAAATTTCAAGACCTTCAATGCTGCGGTTATTTTTATTCTGCTAATGTTAACAGATCCGCAGTTCAGCAGGTTCTTCTCCGTGGCACCCGATTTAAAACTCTCTAAAGAGTTACAGCTGGCACTTAGAAAGATTATTAAAGTCAGTCCAATGCTAGTAGAAAACAATGCATTTAAAATTCTCAGAAGTGAAATTCGATGTCTTCTGACTGAGAGCGAATACACTCCACTAGCCTATAGCGAAGATCGAATGGACGGGAAATTAGCCAATGCATTCCTTGCCGATGAGGCAGGGGCCATGGACAGCTATCCGATTGAAGCTATGAGATCATCACAAATCACACTCTTTAATAAATTAGGTATCATAATCAGTACTCAGTATCCCAATGATAACAACGGGATGATCGATGAAATCGACATCTCAAAGAAAACCTTAGATGGGTTGCGCAGGAGTAAACGACGGTTTTCACTGCTCTATGAGCCAGATGACCAATTTTTATCAGATGACCAATGGAAAACTGAAGATTTGATTATCTATCAAGCAAACCCCGTAGCCGTTACTAATGAACATGTTTTTGAGGCTATCAAGGAGATGCGGGAAGATGCTGCTGATTATGAAAACAAGCGAGAAAATTACCTGTGTAAGCACAATAACATCAAATATAAGAGTCTGGGAGTCGAAGGGTTTGTTGAAATTACCAAGGTTAGAGAGTGTAAGATTAAATATGACCCTGAGTTTTGGAAAGGTAAACGAGTATTTATAGGGATTGACCTTTCTCAATCCGATGACAATACAGCAGTGGTGATGGTGACATGGCACGACGGGAAACTATATTGTATGGCATGGGGATACATACCAGCAGGAAGAAAGGCTATAAAAACAAAAAAAGAAGACGTGGATTACAATAGATTAATTAAAGATGGGGTTTGTTTTGAGTGTGGAGATGAGATTATTGATTATGGATTTATAGAGGCATTCATAATGGGTAGTGACAAGAGATCCGAAGAATTTCTACGTTTAAGTATCGAAGAAAAATTTGGAGTTGAAGTGGTTCAGATAGGATATGACAGATACAACGCAATTAGTTCTATTCAGAAATTTGAAGAGGCCGAATATGAATGCGTAGAAGTAAAACAACATTCAAGCGTACTTCACATGCCGACAAAGCTGCTGTATGAATGTATTCTAAATAAGGTTTTTCAGTACTGCGAAAACCTGCTGCTGGAAATAAACTTTCAAAATGCACGTTGCACAAAAGATACAAATCTAAATAAATACGTCAATAAGAAAAAATCTTCCGGCAAAGTAGATATGGTTGTTGGGTTGATTATTGCTACTTATTTGTTGCAACAAGATATGTTATTTGGGGGAGATGATTTTGCAGTACAAGTTGTATAGAAAGGCGGTGAGAAATTGAGATGGCCATGGCAGAAAGAACAAAGAACCGAGGAAATAACTCCTGAGGTTGATACTGCACTCCTCCAGGCTTTACTAGGTAGCACTACAATTAATAAAACAGAAGCATTGAATATACCTTCTGTAAAGAGCTGCATAAAGTTTATCGCAGATACAGTTTCCATGTTACCTATAAAGCTATATAAAGACGTTGGAGGGAAAGCTGAGGAGGTGAAAAATGATGCAAGAACAGATTTGCTAAATGATGATACTAGAGATACTCTTGATGCAGTACAGTTCTGGAAAGCACTTATAACAGATTACTTTCTTGGAAAAGGTGGTTATGCCTATATAAATAGACATTTAAACAATGTTGTAAGCTTGCATTATGTTGATGAAACCCATATATCAACGATTAAAAATACTGATCCAATTTTTAAGTCTTATAGAATTCTTGTAAATGGAAGAGATTACTGGCCCCATGAGTTTATAAAAGTTTTGAGAAATACAAAAGATGGAACTCAAGGTCAAAGTATTATTGAAGAGCATAACTTAATCTTAAGCGTAGCATATAATTCCTTATTATTTGAAGAAACGCTTGTAAAAAAAGGCGGTAATAAAAAAGGGTTTGTAAAATCACCTAAAAAATTAACGCAGGAATCAATGGACAAACTTAAAGAAGCCTGGAAAAGGTTATACAGCAATAACAGTGAAAATGTTGTAATACTCAATGAAGGATTAGAATTTCAAGAGGCTTCAAATACATCTGTAGAAATGCAATTAAATGAAAACAAAGAGACTAACTCAGCTGAAATCTGTAAATTATTTAATATACCTGAAAACATTATTAGAGGCACTGCAACATCCAAGGAATATACAAATGCTTTTAAAATGGGTGTTATGCCTGTACTAAAAACAATAGAATGCGCTTTAAATAGAGAACTTCTACTCGAAAATGAGAAGAGTTCTTTTTATTTTGCCTTTGACACCAAAGAAATGCTTAAAGGCGATATAAAAGAAAGGTTTGATGCTTATAAGACAGCAATAGATGCAAATTTTATGCAAATTGATGAAGTTAGATATATGGAAGACTTACCTGCATTAGACCTAAATTGGATTAAACTAGGGCTTGATTCAGTCTTGTATGATCCAAAAACTAAAACAATCTATACTCCAAATACGGATCAAACGAAGCAAATTGATAACTTGAAAGGTGGTGAGGACGATGAAAGCGGAAATCAGAGCTGATGGATTACATATAGTTGGTTATGTGAATGTACCTGGTAGAGAAAGCAGGCCAGTAATTACTCCACGTGGCAAAGTTATTGAGGTAATTGAACAAAGAGCCTTTCAGAGAGCTATTGGGAAAGTAGATAATATTGATTTAAAAGTAGACCATGAAAGAAAGATAGCATCCACAAAAGAAGGTAGTTTAAAAGTATATGAGGATGAAGTTGGATTAAGAGCAGAGGCGGCTATTTTAGATGAAGAAGTAATCCAGGGAGCAAAGGAAGGAAAGCTAAAAGGTTGGAGCTTTAATATGATGAAGGTTGTAGATGAGATAGAAGAGAGAACTGGTAAACTGCCTTTAAGAAGAGTTAAGGACTTTGTTATGACTGAAATAACCTTAGCATTAAGAAAAATGCCAGTGTATTCATCCACATCTATTGAGTTAAGAGCAGAAGAAGAGGAAGAAGTTGAAATAAGAACTTCTGAATGCGATACTGCAGTAATTGATTTAACAGAAGCAAAGAAGGACACAATTAATTATTCAGAATGTGAAAATAGAATATTACAATTAAAGGAGAGATAATCTATGAAATTAAAAGCACTGTTAGAAAAAAGAAACAATAAGGTAGTTGAAATGAAAGCATTACTTGATAGGGCAAAGACAGAGGAAAGAGCAATGACAGAGGAAGAAATGACACAATTCAACAATCTAGAGAAAGAAATTAAAGATCTAGACACAACAATCGAAGCAGAAAAGAGAGCAAGCAGCCTAGAAGTCATTGATGATACAAAGAAAAATGTAGGGGTAGAAGAAAGAGCAGAAGCAGAAGAGAGAGCTTTTGCAAGCTATATTCGTGGAGTAATTGAAGAAAGAGCAGACATTAATTTAACTGTTGGCGATAACGGAGCAGTTGTACCTTCATCTATTGCAAACAAAATTATAAAGAAGGTATACGACATTTGTCCTATCTATCAATTAGCTACCAGATACAATATAGGTGGAACTTTAAATATTCCATATTATGATGAGGCTACACAGAAAATAGAGATGGCTTACGCTACAGAGTTCCAAGAGCTAGAATCTACATCAGGAAAATTCTTAAGCATTGAACTTAAAGGTTTCTTAGCTGGAGTATTAAGTAAAGTATCAAAGTCCTTAATAAACAACTCTCAATTTGATATAGTTAGCTTTGTAGTTAGTGCTATGGCCGATGCTATCTCTAAATGGATTGAAAATGAATTATTAAATGGTACCGACAATAAGATAGAAGGATTATCTACAGTAACTCAAAAAGTAGATGCTGCTAGCTCAACAGCAATTACTGCTGACGAGTTAATAGATCTGCAAGAGGCAGTGCCAGACATATATCAAGGTAGTGCCATTTGGATCATGAATAGAGCAACTAGAAAAGCTATAAGAAAGCTAAAAGATGGCGACGGAACTTACCTATTACAAAAAGATTTCAATGCCAAGTGGGGTTATACTTTATTAGGTAAAGATGTATACACATCAGATAACATGCCTACGATGGCAGCTGGAAAGACCGCTATCTTTTATGGGGATATGAATGGACTAGCTGTTAAGCTATCAGAAAATATGAATATAGAAGTACTTAGAGAAAAATTTGCTACACAACATGCTATAGGAGTAGTTGGTTGGATTGAGATTGATTCTAAGGTAGAAAATTCACAAAAAATTGCTAAGTTAGTAATGAAAACAACATAATTGGAGGTAGATTATGAAAGTTAAGGCACTAGTGAGTTTTTCGGGTACTTTTTCAATGTATAAGGGAGAGATCAAGGAGTGTAGCGATAAGGCTATACTCCTTGATCTTCTACAGGCTGGATACATTGAAGAAATCAAATCAGAGAGACCTAAAAAGGATGTGAAATCCAGTGAAAGTAAGCGAAATAACAAATAAAGAGGTAGCTGAGTATTTACGGCTCGAACATGAAGAATTAACTGAGGATGAATTGAATCAATTAAATAGCTTATTAAACATAGCTAAAAAATTTATTAAATCATATACAGGATTAACCACAGAGAAAATAGATACACATGAAGATTTTCATATTGTAGTAATGATTTTGTGTCAGGATATGTATGACAATAGACAAATATATATTGAGAAAGGTAATTTAAATAAAGTAGTTGAAACGATTCTTGGTATGCATTCAGTCAATCTACTGTAGGTGATAATATGAATCCAGGCAGGTTAAATAAAAGAATTGAAGTATGGTATAAAGTAAAAGAATTAAACGATCTAAAACAGACCGTACAAAAGGATAAATTTAAGACAAAACTATGGGCTGCTATAATTCCGCAGACAGGAAAATCTTTTTCGGCTCCCGCTGATACTAAGCAGGCTGAAATAACCCACAAAATTGAAGTTAGATATAGGAATGATTTAAAAAGTAACATGCATATAAAGTACCGAGGTCGAAGATTTGACATTAAGTATATTTTAGATCCCTATGAGAAACATGAAAAACTTGAAATATATGTATCGGAGGTGGTTGAGTAGGAACATGTTAACTCTAGAACAAATTTTAACAACTATTGATGAAAAATTAATAGAAAAGTATACGGATATAGAAATAAATAGTAATGACGTAGAGGAAGGTTTTGATAGACCTTCTTTTTATGTGAAGTTTGATAATGTTTCTAGAACAGATTATCTTTATAATTGCAAAAGAAGTTTAACTGTTAGAATATACTATTTCCCCTCCGATAGATACGTATACCAACTCGAAGTATTAGAGAAACAACAAGAGATAGAGGATTTATTCAGAGAAGGGTTTGAGATAAATAACAGATATTTAAAAATAGTTGAGGGGATAGAGAGTTATATCACTGATGGGGTACTTCAAATGTCCTTCGATGTAGAGTATTATGATAAACACAAAGAAGACGATGGAGAAGGAAAAGAAAAGATGCAAGAATTGTATCTGAAAGGCAGTTGATAACATGTTTAAAATTGAGGATAAAGGCATGGATGAGTTTAGAGACACACTTAGCTACTTTGAAAAAAACTTTCCAAAAGAAGCTAAAATAGTACTCAGAAAAGCTAAAAATAGGGCAAAAACAATAGTACTTAGAAGGGCTAAACAAGATGTAGGAAAGAAATCTGGTAATTATTACAAAGCTATAAAAGGTGGTAAAGTATTTAAACAAGATGGGGATTTGACAGCGAGGGTATATATATCAAGTAAAATTGCACCACATGGACACTTGATTGAGCGTGGACATAGGCAAGTAACTAAAGATGGCAGAGAGGTTGGTTTCGTAGAAGGGAAATTTGTATTTGATAGAACCAAAAATGAAGTAGGATCACAGTACGATAAGATAATAGAGCAAGAGTTTGATAAGATTTTGGATAAATTATAAAAGGGAGTTGGTAGAATGGGTTTACCTGAGATAGATATTAGGTTTTCCACATTGGCAGTATCGGCTATACAGAGAAGCCAGCGGGGGATTGTGGCATTGATCCTAAGAGACGATACACAAGCAAAGACAGTGTATGAGTACAAGACTATAGCAGACGTGGAAAATGAGGATTGGACGGCAACTAATCTTCAGTATATCAAGGATACTTTTATGGGGATACCTTCAAAAGTAATTGTTGTCAGAGGCAGCACAGAAGATACAAATTACAATGAGCAATTGAATACATTGCAAAATAGGAAATGGAATTGGTTAGCGGTGCCGGGCATAGAGACAGGGGATACAACAGATATATCTAGCTGGATACAAAGCCAAAGAGAAAATAACAAAAAGACATTTAAAGCTGTACTTCCTAATCGTGCCGCTGACCATGAGGCAATTGTAAATTTTACAACTACAGGAATCAAGGTAGGAGAAAATATTTACGAAGCTACGCATTACACTGCTAGAATTGCGGGTGTTTTAGCGGGTTTAAGTCTTGATAGATCATCAACGTATTTTGAATTAACTGAGATAGATGATATCACAGAACATGAAAATCCAGATGATGATATAGACAATGGTCAATTAATCCTTATCAAACAAAATGACAAAATCAAGATTGGACGTGGGGTAAACAGCTTAACTACAAGTACTGTAACGAAGGCAGCTCAATTTAAGAAGATTAAGTTAGTAGAGGGTATGGACCTTATCCAAGAAGATATTTCCACAACCTTCAACGATGAGTATGTAGGAAAGGTAATTAATAGTTATGATAACCAGGTACTTTTTATAACCGCTGTAAATGCTTACCTTAAGGGTTTAACGGGAAATGTTCTTGAAGGTGCATTTGATAACAGAGTAGATGTAGATATAGAAAAACAAAGGCTTGCATGGGAAGGTATAGGGACAAATACAGAGGATTGGGATGACCAAAAAGTCAAAGAAATGACGTTCCAGTCAAATGTATATCTTAGCGGGACATTTAAGTTTCTAGATGCCATGGAAGACCTTGTAATGAACATTACTTTAATTTAAGGAGGAGACTAGCATAAATGGATGTTAAAAATGTAATCAATGGTTCTTATGGTTCTGTGTGGGTGGATAATGAACTATGGGGAGAAGTAGACAGTTTTTCTGCTACAGTGAATATTGACTATGAAGATGTGAATATCGCTGGTTCCCTTGCTACCCACAAAAAACAGACAGGATGGAACGGAACTGGAAGTATGACTGTAAAGAAAGTTAACAGTAGAGTAGCTAAGAAAGCAGCAAATGCTGTAAAAAATGGCATAGTACCCCGCATGAAAGTTGTTGGAAAATTAGCAGATCCAGATGCTTTGGGAGTTGAAAGAGTAGCTTTGTATGATGTAACTTTCGATTCTTTCATTTTAATGAATTTTGAGCAGAAAACAACAATAACAAATGAAATACCTTTTGCTTTTAGTGATTACGATTTGGTAGATACGATATAGGAGGAATAAAATAAAATGGCTAAAAAACTTACTATTAAAGAACTTATTAAACAAAAAAATGACTTAAAAAATAAGAAAGAGAAACCAGCAACACTATATGTAGAATCTTTAGATAGTGAAATTGTTGTGAAGGCTCCTTCTACAGATATAATATTAGAAGCACAATCTCAAGGGGAAAATGATGCTACTAGAGCAGATAAATATATTATTCTAGAATGCACAAAAGAGCCTAATTTAAAGGATAAAGAACTACAAGAAGCTTATGGATGCGTAGAACCCCTGGATATTGTAGAGCATATCTTTGCCCCTGGAGAAATTAGTGGTATTGCAGTAGAAATTATGTCCCTAGCAGGATATGGCAATTCTGTTAAAAGGGTTGTAAATGATATAAAAAACTAATTAGTAGTGATGTAGAATTCTATTTTCTGCATCACTACATTCAAAAGGGTCATAAGCTAAAAGACTTACTGGAGCTTGATTTTAGTGAAAAATTACTTTATATGTCTAGCATGGAGAAATATTACGAAGAAGAAGTAAAGAGGTGGGGTGATAAGTAATGTCTAAAGCAATAGAAAGACGGATGACCCTAAAAGACCAGGTAACCCCTACCATGTCAAAAATAAACAAGTCCACTCTAAAATATGCTAAAAACAAAAGGGATTTACACAAGCAAGCGCAAAAGACCTGGTTCGGTATAAAAAGAGGTATGCTAGGAGTAGTAGCCACGAGTGCCGCTCTCTTAGGGTCCATTATGGCCATGAAAAAACTCGAAGAAGCATATAAAGCGCAATCCTTAGCAGAGACTAAACTACAGGCGGTATTTGCGGCTACAGGTAGGGCTACAGATGAACAGATACAAGGGCTTATAGAGTATGCTAACACTATACAGGATGTCGGGGTTGTAGGTAACGAGACTGCTATCGCGGGTATGCAACAATTAGCTACCTTTAATGTAACTTCCGATACAATAGAAACTCTTACTGAAGGAATGTTGGACCTTGTAGCGCAGACCAAAGGTCTGGAAGCCACTCAACAGGACATGGTCGATGTAGGTAATAAGGTGGGTAAAGTAATGAGCGGTCAGGTTGGGGCACTTTCTAAAGCGGGTATCTCTTTTACGAAAGCGCAAGAGAAAGTGTTAAAATTCGGCACAGAAGAAGAAAGGGCCGCAACGTTGGCGAAAGTACTGGCTCAGAACGTAGGTGGGGTAAACAAAGCATTAGCCGCCACACCCGAGGGTAGATGGAAGCAGATGAACAACTCAATAGGAGACATGCAAAAAAAGGTTGGTAAGGTAATAGTACAGATTAAAGGGCAGTTGGCCGCCGCGTTTATGGAACATTTACCCCAAATAGAAGCAGGGATTGACAAAATAACAGTCAGTATAATGCAGTGGGTGGATAGCGGTGGTGTCGAAAGGTTTATAGATACCCTTGAGATTACAATAGATACTACTAAACAACTAGCCCCTGTAATAGTAGGTTTAACCGGTGCATTTGTAACTTATAAGTTAGCTACTATAGCTGCTACAATAAGTACTAAAGCTTTTACTGCCGCCATAATGGCCAACCCTATTGGATTTGCAATAGGTCTTATGGTTAGTTTGATTACAGTTATAGTATTGGTGAGAAAAAACAAAGACTTATTAAGACTTAAATTCATGGAAACTTGGAATGCAATAGCGGCATACACAGAAAGCGGGATAAACACTATGATAGGTGGGGCTAATTCCTTACTAAGCACATTCGAGTATACAGTAATAAGCATAAAATTTTTTTTCCATGACATGTGGAATGATGTAATAACAATGGCAGAAAATGGTGTAAATAAGATGGCCGCTCCTTTAAATGCTGTACTTGGCGCATTAGGCAAGGAAGAAATTGGTGTTAGTTTTTCTGGCAAAAAATCTTCTATGGAAAAGCCAGCGTGGGAGAAGAAAGAATTTTTCGGTGAAGTAGAGTTCAAAAGGTTTTCGGATGATAGCATAGCATCCATTAAAGATTCTAGAGCCAAGAAACAAGAAAAAGAAATAGAGCAACAGACAAAGGCTCTGGGAGCATTAGCTGAAGCAGTAGAAGAAAACACTAGTGCTACAAATAAAAACACCAGTGCAATGAGTAAAGGTTCTAGCTCAGATATGACTGCAGAAACAATAGCAGATACTTTATTACCTAGATTGGAGAGGGTAGTATATGGTTAAAGTGTACCTATCAATCAATAATAACGAAGAAATTTTGCTTCTACCTGTTACCCCTCCAGAGTTGGAGATAAAAGAGAGTTGGACTAATACAGAAGTTGAGGGTATGTACCAAAATCTCAATCTAATTCTGAATAAAAACCTATCTTCTATAGAGTTAAATTCTTTCTTTCCTGTCAGAGACTACCCTTTCCTCCATAATAGGGATTTATGGGGGATGGAGTATGTTGAAAAAATTAAAACTTGGCAGGAAAGAAGATTCTCTATTAGACTTGTAGTAACACAGGAGGGTAAAACGATAATCAATATGCCCGCCACAATAGATTCTTTTTCATACAGCATTGGCAAAGATAAAGATGTATACTACAGTTTATCACTGAAACAATTTACATTTATAAAGGTGGAATAAATATGTTTGAAATAAGATTAATTAAAAATGATGCATCAAAAGCATATAATATTACACCTTTGATTTCTAGTGTATCATGGGATTCTAATTTATCCTTACGATCTGTCATTGAATTCTCAATCATATGGAATGATACAGTACATTTCCCAGCTAACCCAATAGAATTGGGGGACCTTGTAGTCATTCTAAAAGAGGGAGTAGAAGTCAACAGAGGAATTGTGGTGAATGAAAACCTAAGCGGACGGGGGAATATAAGCTATACAGCATACGATTATGCCTGGTACCTTGGAAAATCGAAGAGTGTATATCAATTCAATTTAAGTGCTAAACAGGCAGTAGAAAGGGTGCTGAATGATTTCGGAATGCCCATAGGCAATATATTAACTATGTCAACCAAAATTAATAAAGTTTATATCCAGCAATCACCTGCTGAAATAATTAAAGATATTATAAAGCAATTCGAAAGGGAGACGGGCAATAAAGTATTGACAGAGTTACGAGAAGGAAAAATATATATAGAAAATATGATGGATATGATTGTTATAGGTACATTCAAAATTTCCGAGAATGTGCAACAATATAATATACTTTCCAATCCATTGGGAGCAGAGAGAACAAGAAATATAGAGGATATGAGAAATAGAATTAAGATAATTTTGACCGAACAGGATAACTTTGAGACTATAGCATTAGAACAGGATACAGTGAATGCTTCAAGGTATGGTCTTTTAGAAGAAACATTTAAAATCGATGCGGAGGACTCAGCAAAAGCTAGGCAAGTAGCAAAAATACTACTTAAGAGGCTAAATAAGATACATGAAACTAATTCAATAACATTGATGGGTGATGTAAAATTCAAGGCAGGTAGACTATTTGATGTAGTAGAACCGCTTACAGGAATGCAAGGTCGATATATGATTACAGAGTGTAAACATGAAGTGAACCAAGGACAACACATTATGAATTTAACATTAACATTACCAGAGGATGTGATATAATGACAAATTTAGAGAAGATGGCTAAGCTATTTACAGATAGAAACAATCCAACGCACATTAATATTACTATTGGAAAAGTGATTGGAGTTAATCCATTTAGGATACAATGGGGCGAAAAAATTATTGTTGAAGAAGAGAATCTTATAATAGCTAGAGGTGTATTGAGTCATGCTAGAGAGTTTTCTAGTAGTAGTGCAGGTACTATTACTACTCATACAGATGATCCACCTCAGGAGGAAGAATATAGTCAATATACTATTTTAAAAAATTTAAATCATTCTGGTAATTTTACCTTTACAGACACGTTAAACGTGGGGGATGAGGTTATCATGGTACCAGACGATAATTTCAAGAATTGGTACATCATAGACAAGGCGGTGAGGTTTGATGTTACCTCAGATAAGTAAATTAGAGTTTCGAGTTACAGAACTAAAAGAATCTCCTGTCGTGCATAAGTCTTTTTTGTGGGACTTCAAAATGGGGGATTTTGTTTTAAGGGATGGAAAATTAGTAGAAGTAGAAGGGTTAGATTACATTAAAATATGGATAGAAAAAGCCATTAGAACCGAAGCAAATACATCCTTTTATACAAACTATGGTTCTGAACATCATTCAATGATAGGTACTGTATTTGACAGGGATTATGTACAATCAGAATTAGAGAGAATGGTAAAAGAAACACTGCTAAAAAATGAAGCAATAACAGGTGTTAGTAATTTTGACTTTGAATTAGACGGTGAATTATTAACAATGAATTTTGACGTTTCAACAATCTATGGAAATGCAGGGGTGACGATAAATGCAACATAAAGAAGCGTTTAAAGAAATTTTACAATCAAAGTTAACACAAGAGGACGTAATGAGGATATTTACAGCAGTTATTGATCCGTTGGCAGAAGAAACAGCCAATCAAGTGGTTTCAAATATATTTGCAACAGCAGCAAGAGGACAAAATGTATATGCACAACACTATGGGGATTTATTCCCGGAACCTATACACAACGGAGAGATAAAGAAATTAGTAATGGAGAAGATTGCAGAGTATTTCAACCAGATGGAGCAAAGACCATATAACCTAGTCCTAGAGGAAAGGGTTGATTAGCATGGAAGAGATTTTGAAAGCGATGCTTGAAGCTGTTTCGAATAAATATGACACTAGAGAAGGGAGTTTTATATGGGACTCTTTAGCAGCAGTTGCAGAACAGCTGTCAAAATTAGATGATAGCATCACGATAGCAAAAGAAATGTTTATCACATCTAACTTAACAGGGGATGAGCTAACCACAAGAGTACGAGATATCACAGGATTAGATAGAAGGACAGCAATCAAGGCTACTGGTTCTGTTACCGTTACAGGAACAGGTACAATCAACATAGGAGACTTATTCGAGACACCAGGAGGGATACAATTCAGAGCTACAGAAACAAAAAGTATCGTAACAAGCGGCACTGTAAAAATAGAAGCTCTAATTGCTGGTTCCGCTGGAAATGTACCTGCTGAAACAATTACTTTGTTTCCTATTACCATAGCTGGATTTACAACAGTAATAAATCCTGATGTTGGATCAGGAGGTTTTGATGAAGAATCAGATACAGATTTAGTCCAAAGATATTATGAAAAACTTAGAGAACCCGCAACTAGCGGAAATATAGCGCATTACAAACAATGGGCTAAAGAGGTTGAAGGTGTGGGGGGTGTCAAAGTGTTCCCCCTGTGGAACGGTGTAAATACTGTAAAAGTTGTGATAATAGATAGCGACAGACAACCAGCTACTCAAACAGTAGTAGATGCTGTACAAAACTATATTGATCCTGATTCTGCTGGTTTAGGGGAAGGTGAAGCTCCTATAGGAGCCTACTGCACTGCAATTAGTGCTAGTGCACTCAATATCGACATTTCTGTAGGAATCACCTTGAAAACAGGTTATGTACTGAGTACAGTGACAGAAAATATAGAAAATAACATAGTAGAGTTTCTAAAGAGCATAGCTTTCAAAGAGGATTTTGTGAGTTATGCTCTTATTGGTAATGCTATCCTTAACAGTGAAGGAGTAGCAGATTATGCAAATTTAACACTTAACGGAGGAACCTCAAACGTAACAATAGATGATGAAGAAGTTGCTATATTGGGGGTGCTAGACGTTGTCTAATGAACTAGAAATGATAAAGACCTTACAACCCTTCATGAAAAAAAGCAAAATCTATGAAGAAATATTCAAAGCACAGTCAGAGCAGATACACAATAGAGAAGAGGCTATAGCTGACCTCAAAAAACAGTTAGCTATCGATACAGCAACATGGGGACTTGAGGTATATGAAAGAGCCCTTGGTATCCCTGTTGATAAGCAAAAACCTTCAACTGAAAGAGCAGAGAGGATTAAAGCTAAACTAAGAGGTCAGGGCAGAGTAGGTATTGATCTGATAAAATCCACTGTTGGTAGTTGGGCGGGAGGAACTGTAGATGTAATATTCGAAAACAGCACCATCACAATTACTTTCGTGGATTTGGTCGGTACCCCTAAAAATATAGAAGATGTCAAGATAGCTGTAGAAGAAATCAAACCCGCCCACCTGGCAGTACTATATGTATTCTTATATAATATCTGGGCTACTGTCAATACAGTAACTTGGGGTTATTTAACCGATTATACATGGAGAGAAGTATTAGAAGAAAATATTTTTTAAGGAAGTGATACAGGATGGCGACTTATACAACTAACTACAATTTGCAGAAACCAGACCTAACGGATAATGCAAATATAAATGTAATAAACAGTAATATGGATATCATAGATTCAGCAATGAAAAACTTAGATTTTGCCGAAAATTTTCAAAACCATATTATTGATCCTATGCCGCATAGAATGACCGATGGAGTTACAACGTACAAATATGGTTTCAAGGTAGTGGACGGTGGATTAGTTTTTGAATATGAACCAATTTAGGAGGTATAAGAATGGCAGAAATAAGTATCGCAAAAGAAACAACTTCACAGGCAATAAAAACTAAAGTAGATACTAATCTTGATACAACAGTTTCAAGTAGGCAAGCAAATGTATTGTCGCAGACACAAGCAAACAGACTAGACGACACAATTTCGAGCAGAATGCCAGGTACAACTACCCACAGAGATAGAATCGACACAACTATATCGTCAAGACAAGCGGCTTGGGGAGCAACAACTACTCATAGAGATAGAATCGATACAACAATATCCAGCAGAGCGGCACAAACGACAGCGAATACAATCAATACAAATGTAGGTTCAAACTCAGATGCAAGTAGCGCAACTGGGAGTACACACGCGAAGCTAAAGGATATAAGAGCGGCTTTAAACACATTAACAGCAAATTTGATACAACCAACTAAGCCAAGAAGTGTAGATTTTAAGCAGTCAGACGCTGTTAGCGGCACATGGTATACCGTGTTAAACATAACTGGAAAAGGGATATTAAACAGACTGTCTGCTTTTATCACGATTTATAACGAATATCTACAGTACGAGATCACGGTAGACGGTGTCGCAGTGACTGAAACAACGCGGGATACATCACGTACAAGGGGGTTAGCACCCTTTGGAGGTAGCTATGATCGTGACAGGATAGCGGACTACTTATTTAACACTTACTTTAAAAGCTCGTTAAAGATAAGAGTTCGACACACTCACGGTTCTACGTACGATTTACACGCGTCAGTAGATTACGCGCTAGTATAGAGGAGGGAGGGATTAACATGAAACCAGTTTTAACCATAGACCCAGTTAGTGGGGGTATAGCGATGAGTCTGTCTAAGGCTCTTTTTTATTTTAAGAAAGTAGGTGTAAAAATATGAACAATGTCGGAAACATTATTAAAACCGCCTTAGCAGCCACAGGGGGAGCAATATCATATATTTTAGGAGGGTGGTCTCATTTGCTATTTGTACTTTTAGTTTTCGTGATAATAGACTATTTTTCAGGGATTATTGCAGCGGCGATTGAGGGAAGGTTATCAAGTTCCATAGGAATGAAAGGGATAGCAAAGAAAGTATTTATTTTTGCCCTGGTAGCTGTTGCAAACTTGGTTGACATGAGTTTAGGAGACACTCATGTTATTAGAGATGCAACTATGTTTTTCTACTTAGCGAATGAACTACTTTCTATTATAGAGAATGCAGGAAGAGTAGGACTAGACATACCTGGTCCGCTCGAAAAGGCAGTAGGAATCTTGAGAGATAAGGGGGAAGGCAATAGATGAACAACTATGAATTGATTCAAAAGCTTCATGATGTGGTCAAGAACCATAAAACAGTCTACATGTGGGGTGTATTCGGTTCACCAGTTACAGAATCGATCATTGCTACTAAAACAAAACAATATCCTTCATGGTATACTACACAAAGACAAGCTAATTTTAGGAAGCTGATCGGCAAGGGATATTTTGGATTTGATTGTGTGAACCTGATCAAAGGTATTCTTTGGGGTTGGAATGGAGATCATTCAAAATTAAATGGTGGTGCAGCTTACAACATCAATGGGGTTCCTGATGTTTCAGCAAATGGAATGTTAACTAGGTTAGTTGATGTCAGTTCTGATTTCTTTAAAATAGAAGTTGGTTCAGCAGTTTGGATGGATGGCCATATTGGTGTCTACATAGGAGATGGAAAAGTCATTGAAGCAACACCAAGCTGGGGAAATAATGTTCAGGTTACCGCTTGTCTTAATTTTGGAAGCATCAGTGGACTGAATGGAAGAAGATGGACAAAACATGGGAAGCTTCCTTATATCACCTATGTTCTAAAAGAAGAAGGGGAAAAACAAGAATCTCCACAATGGGCTATTGATGCTAGAAATTGGGCTATGGACAATGGTATCAGTGATGGATCAAGACCAAAAGATACCGCTACTAGGGAGGAAATCTGGAGGATGTTGCAGAAGATGGATAGGGTAGATTAATTTCTACCCTTTTTTTATTTTGTGTGGTAAAATAATACAAAAAGGAGGGATAAACTGTGTTAAAGAAAATCGGAAAAGTAATAGGTATTATTGTAGGGGTGTTATTAATTCTAGCGGGACTTATGCTTATAAGTGATTCGTTTGGATCAGCTATCCTATTAGCAGGAATAGGAGGAGCAGTAATATTTGTGGCATTAAAAATCGGCGAACCGTTAAAGCATAGTGAGTCTAAGAAGCCTAGTGTGTTAGAAACCAGGTTAAAGGAAAAAGGTTTTGAGATAAATAAAAGTTTAAATCTACCTAAATATACTTTTTTTGTTGACAATACGAATAAAAAATTTGCCTATGGCAACAAGAAAGAACTAAAAATTTACAATTATGCTGATTTGTTAAATTTTGAACTAAAAGAAGACGGCAACACGGTCACAGGGGGTAAAGGAGTAGCAACTGCGGTAGGAGCCGCTACTTTTGGTGTAGTAGGAGCCGCTGTAGGAATGTCTGGAAAGCGAAAAAACAAATCAACGTGCACATCATTAGCAGTGCATATATCAGTTAATGATTTAGATAATCCTCATATACCTTTCAATTTCATAGACGGTACAGAACATAAAAAAGATGGTTTTCTTTATAAAGATTTTTTCGGAAAAGCTCAAGAATTAGTTTCTATACTAGCCTATATCGAAAATAATAAATAACAAAGGTAGCTTTTTCTTTTGTGATACACCTTATTATCAGCTTACGCAGTATAAAGACAAATTTTACAGAGAAGATCATTTGAAGCTATTAGATATGTCACAAGCACAGTTTTTTGAAAAATTTTTGCCTACATTATTTATAGCTATCGATAAAAAGAAATACTTTGAATTAGTTGAAAAAGTATATGGTATTGAAGAATTGAATAGATTAACAAAGATTATGTATTAAAGGCTCTTGTCTATTTATTAGAGCCTTTAATATATTCCTTAAAAATTAAATAGTTTTCTCTAGTAGGGTAAATTTTTTCCTTTTCCCATCGCGAAATTGTTTTTTTATGCACCCCTAAAGCTTGTCCTAGATCTATTTGAGTAAGATTATTTTTATTACGAAATCTCCTTATCTTTAAACCATAATCAGAAGCTATAAAAGCCAAATATTCATCATATAAAAGAAATGGATCTATTTCTAAAGCTTCAGCAATTTTATTGCAAATCTCTAAAGAATGTATAACTTGATCGTTTTCATATCTTATTATAGTGGTACGATTAAGTCCAGATTTAAAACATAAATCTTCCTGTAATAAGCCGTTTAATAATCTGTAATATTTAATTTTACCACCAACAGTTGAAGAGTCTAAATTATTCAATAGATTCAC